TCGGGGACATTCAAGACCTGATCGACAACGCGAAGGTGGAGATCCCGACGGAGACCGAGAACAAGGGCGAGATCGAGCTGTGGAACGGGTCGAACTACACGGCGTTCTCGGCTAACCCGGACGCGGAACGTGGCGACGAACCGGCACGGGCCGTTATGCTGGACGAAATGGCGTTTATGGAAGACCAAGAGGGCGTCTCTCGGGCTTTCGGGGCCTTTCTGTCTCTCGGTAGCGACCGGAAGATGGTCCAAGTTTCGACGCCGAACGTCAAGAACGACCTGTTTATGGAGACCCACCGCCGGGGAACGGCGACTGGGTTCGATGAAGACGGGGATCCGGTCGGCGTGATCTCGATCAAACAGCCGTCGTTCTACCGGGCGGACGAGATCGACATAGAGAAGTCCCTGTTGAAACAGGACGTGAAGCCTGTCCGGGCCGATATGAACATCGGTCAGGTAGAGGAGGAGCGGGCGGCGGATCCGAAGGGGTTCGCTCAAGAGTACCTGTGCCGGCCGATTGTGGACGAATATCGGTTCTTCTCGGAACAGTCGATCATTGATTCGATGGAGAAGGGGCGGAACGAGTCGTATCTGACTGGAACCACCCTTCCGAACGGGGCTGATCTCCGTGTTATTGGCGTGGATATTGGGATCAGCCACGACGACACGGTGCTTCAGGTGTTCGATCACGTTGAAGATCGGCGCTTCCATCGGTATATGGAGGTCGTTGACGACAACGTGCTGGCCCGAAATGGCTTCGGGAACCCGGATCGGGGCAACGCGAACCAAGTCTGTACTCGGATTGCGAAGGTCTACCGTCAGATGGACGCTGATCTGGTCGTTTTGGACCGGACCGGCCCCGGAGAGACGTTTGACCGGCAATTATCGGAGAAGATCGGACGTGGAGCGGTCGGATTCAACTTTTCGGACAAGAAGAAGGTCGAGGAGATGATGGGAGATATGAATAACGCCCTTCGGAACGGGCGGATCTCCTTGATTCCCGACGAGCGGTTCAAAGACGAACTTTCCTCCATCATCAAGGAGAAAAAGGAGGATTGGTCCACTCCAAAGTTCTCCGGGAAGGATAATTCGGAGACTGGGAAGGACGATACGGCTATGGCGGCCGTTTTGGGTGCGTTTCCCCCCGGATTTGCGGTTTCTCCGGGGCGACAGGCGGACCAGCGGAACGCGGAGCCGGAAATCAACGAGAACGAGGCGAAGACCCCGGCCGAACCCCGAGAAGTGGCCCAGAAGGGCGCTACCGGGAGATATGGGGCCTCGTCGGTTTCGAGACGCGGCGGCGGTTACAATAGTCGGAAAAATTACAGCACGCGCCACTCACGGCGTTAATTCATACATCTAAATGGGCACCGTAAAAGACGAAATTCAGCGACGAGCCTCGGCGGGGGAACTTCCCGGCCAGAAATTCCCCGGAGAGTTCGCCTTGGACGCGCCCAAAGCGGTGATGAAACAGGCGGGGGGTCAAGGCGGCTCTCCGCGACCGGCCGAGGCACCAGAACAGAAGATCAACGAGTACCGGCTGATTGCCGATACCGATCCCCACGTTGGGGAAGGGATCGACACGCTGGTAGACTTCTTGGTCGGCTCCGGATACAACATCGCGCCCGCGAACATCGTGGGAACAGACGAGGAACAGACAGACGAGGATATTTCGGAACTGAAGACCCTCGTTGAGACCTCACAGTTCGATAATGAACTGTTCGAGTGGGTCTGGCACGCCCTCGTTGACGGGACCGGGTTCTTGGAGATCGTCGTTGAAGACGATACGTTCAAGCCGAAAGTCCTTCCGACGGAGGAAATGGAGGTCCAAACCGACGAGTTCGGCACCGTTCAGTCTTATATTCTAAATACGGACGGTGGCGACGAGATTGAGTTTGAACCCTACGATCTTGCGGTGCTTCGGTTTCATAAGCACCCCGGAGAAGACTTCGGACGGTCGCTGATCGAGCGGTGCGAGGAACAGGCCGATATGCTCCGTGATATGGAGATTGATATGGCCCGGTTCATCGCAACCAAAGCCTACCCACCGGTCATTTGGAAACTTGGGAACGAGGAGCGGCCGTGGACCCAAGACCAGATCGACGGGTGGCTGGACACGGTGTCCGAGATCGAGCCGGATTCGATGTTGGCTGTCGGTCACGACGTTGACCACGACGTAGTTGGGATTACCAGCACGTCGTCTTCGAGTGGTGCGATGCGTCTGGAGCCGGTCTTCAACCACCTTCTCCAGCGGATCTACACGGCGCTTGGTGTTCCCGCTTTTCTTGGGAACGTTGAGTCCGAGGGCGGCCGGAACGAGGCTGTTGCGACAATGCCGAAGTTCGACCGCCGGATTCAGAAGTACCGTTCGATCATTCGGTCGGCAATTCGGCACCAGTTATTCGTAAGCATACTTGCGGGTGACAGCGATCCGGGAGAGGCGGACGTGCTTCCCCCGGAGTTCGAGTTCGGACAGCACTCCAGCGAGGAGGAGCGTCTGGAAGCGGATATGGCTGTGAAACTGGTCAACAATGGTTTACTTACGTTTGAAGCCGCCGCCGAGCGGATTGGAATAGACCCCGAGACCGAACTTCCCGCCGAGGGCGAACTTGATGAACACATCGACAAGATCAATCGCTTGGCCGGGAAGGGCGACGACATTCAGAATCCCGATGGTGGACGACCGACTGATACGGGCGGCGGCGCTCAATCGGCCGGTCGGGAAGCGAAAACCCGTCAGAACCCAGAGAACGATAATTCCGGGGATAGCGACCGCCCAAAACAGTCGCTTGAAGACTAATGACTGATGGGATCACCTAACCACAAAGAAACCGGCGACGAGGAGATTCGGGATGAAGACGCGAAGAAGATCCTGTATCGGCTGGACGAGCGGACGTTACGGATCGACGGCCAACTTGACCGAATGGATGATCGAACGACTCGTCTTGTGAATCGGGTTTCACGAGTCGAAACACAGGCGGAGGAGAACAAGTCGAATCTCCGCCGAAACAGTACGATCATCAACGCGCTGACCTTCGGTTTGGGGACCGCTGTAGCGGCGGTCTGGGCCAAATTACAGGGTCTACTACAATTCTAACACTATGAGTACGAACGCAAACCCCGGCGTCGAGAGTGACGCCTTCGGAATGAACATTGAGTTTTCGGTTCCGGAGGGCGTCGTTGACACGCTGGCTGACGGTTTTAACAAGTATGGCGTTCGTGAACACGAAGACGGTTCTATCGACGTTATTTTTGCGGCGATGGAGCCGGGGGTTCGCCACGAGGGGACGCCCTTCGAGGTCGAAATTACGTCGGAGTTTCTGGCGAGGGTGGCTTCTAAGAGTTATCCCGAGCGGCTTCCACTACAGTTCGACCACAGCCACTCCCAGCGGGCGAACGTCGGTTGGGTGTATGGCGACAAGGTGCGGTTCTCGGATGGTTCCTTGAGAGTGATGGCGCATATCCCGGCAACGGGTAGCCAGATTCGGGAAGACACCATCTCGGACTTCACCCACGATCCGCCCGCAATCACGGACGGGTCGGTCGGGCTGGATCCCCGGAGTATTGAGGTTGAAGACGCCTCGAAACGGGGAGATCCGGCCACGTTCACGGACGCGGATCTACAGGAGTTCAGTTTGACTCCGTTCCCGGCGGGCTATGACGACGGCGGCTTGTCGCCCCACTTCTCCGATCAACGAGAACGCGGCGAGTTCGACGTAGGAGACCGCGATTGGGACGAGGGGAGTCTGGTGGAGTATCAGGCCAACTCCGATATGATGGGGATGGTCGTGACGATCAGCACCGAGCGGATGGTGGCGATGGTCACACTCCACAAAGAAGACGGCGGCGAACTGGTCGATACCGGATATACGGTGACGGCCGGATACGACGATCTGGTTCCCTATCGCGGAGACGCGGAACCGGCCGAAGACGCTGGTGGCTCTGAATACAGCGACAGTCAACTCCGGGCTGGCAAGAGCCGATTGAGGATCATCTAACTATGTACGAGTTTGACACGGACGAGCCGGTTGAGGATATGAGCGAGGCGGATCTTCGATCTACCCTCACCGAGTTTATGGACAAGCACAGCGAGAACGTTTCGGAGTTCGAGTCGGTCGAATCCGAGCGAGACGAGTTCGGCGAGAAGGTCGAGTCCCTTGAAGACGAGGTTGCGGAGTATGCCGAGACCGAAGGGGATCTGACCGCGACGTTCGCCGAGATCGTCGCCGCCGAGACTGATCTGTTCGACGCCGACGAGGTTTCGGACCGCTTCAGTCTCACCGAACTGATGGGGAAGGCCGACGCGATGGGCGCTTTCTCG